AAACTGCATCAAAATTAATGCTTTTGTACTTGTAGACAAAGACTTGGAATTCTTTAAAGAAATCGAAGGAATGTACAATTCTATTATGATTAAACGTAGTGGAAATGGTGTAGTAGTAATCTTAAATTTTTAATCATGAAGATAAAAGAACTTATTACAACATACAAAAAAGTTTTAGAGTACTACAAAGATTGTGAAGAAAAAGGAAAAACACCTTCTTATGGAATTTGTGGAACAGCTTACTGGTTAGGAAATCCTGGTGTATATAATTTATTCAAATCTACCGGATATTATCGAAACTATATAAATCGTGATGGATTTTTAATTGGTCCTGTTCGGGGTACTTCAAAAGGAATGAATTTTCGAATCAAATTTATTAAAAAAGAAATTGTAGAACTTGAAAAACTTTTGTCTGAAGGATATACAGACGTTTAAATAACATGATAAACGCAGACTTATTAGCCATAAATCCGAAAATGGTAGGCGAAGAACTTAAAATGGAAGTAACGTTCAGTGACGTTGCAAAGTGGACACCAAAGGAACTTCTCAAAACAGAGATAGACACCCGTGCTTGGTTACGTTTCCTCGATGATTGCTTTAAACAATTTGAAGATCCTACTCATACTTTGACACCCGGTTTCTTTGCCGTAGAGGTAATGAAGTCACAGTACAAACTCATAGGAGGAGGTACTCACAGTTTTGCTATTCCTAAAGGTAAGTGGAAACGCTTTATTGAAGAGCAAGTCGAGAAACTATATCTAGCTGGTGTTATAGCTTTCGAAGAAGAAATCTAGTAAAAAGAAAAAACATGAAACTTTATTAATCGCATGGGTACTTCCTACTTGGTTTTTTTAATTACTGCCGTAAGGAACGTGAAATAATTCTCCGTGAGTCGGAGACAGTACAGCAATTAGGAGATAAAGTAGTAAATATAGGGAAGAAGTGAGGTTAAATCCCAACATAGTACCTTAATGCCTAATTGCATTTTTGAAGAAGAATAAAGTCAGCGATGACAACCTTCCTCAGTAAGGCTCTTTTTAACTTATTGAAACACCAGTCGTCTGCAGAACAACATTTCAGAATGTGGTAAGAGGGTAGGGTTCGATTCCTGTAAAAAGTTCCCCTTAGAGTGGCTCCTCGTTACAGGAGTGTTTGGAGCAGACATAGAATGCTGTACTTCTACTTAGTGGGAAGTCTTTCTATTTGTAACGGAGACTGTTGTTTTTATAGTACAGAACAAGTGGAATGTTGAAAGCCGTAAGAAGCTTGTTGAATGTGTCCCATCCTCTAGGCCCGTATGACAGCGGAAGAGGCACCTGTACTTTATTTTTAAAACTATTGCTTGTTTAGCAAGCATAAGTGGTGGTTTTCTTCAGGAAGGATTGGAGAAAACCCCACTTTTACTATTTTTACTTAAAACAGAATGCTTCTGCTGTAACCTAGAAGCTTAATTTAAAAACAAAAAAATCATGAAATCAGTAATTTTTCTTTTAGCCGTTTTAATGGCTACCACATTTGCTTGTACAAAATCCACTACAGGACCTGTACAACAGTCTTCTATCCCTGCTGGAGAAACTTTCATTGAGTTTTGTACTACAGAAGAAGTTGCTGTCACAGCAATTTATTCCCCCGGAGGAATACAAGAACCTCTTAAAGTTACTCAGCATCCTTTCAAAGTATGGCCTTCTGCTACTCTTCACGTACCTACTGGAACAACATCTATTGTACTTCAATTCAGTTGTCCTAAGAATATTCGGGTCTACTCTCCAATTCCACAAAGAATATTTTTTTAATAGTACTTTATGGAATTGGATACACTTTATAAAAGATCAAAAACCGGAAAAATTCAGTATTGGAAAGTTGCAGTTTTAGCACTTACCTATCCTACTATTTTTAAAGAATCCGGACAATTAGGTACTACTTCACCTATACAACACAAAGAGGAAATTCGGGAAGGTAAAAACATTGGAAAATCTAATGAAACTACACCTGTGGAGCAAGCTATCAGTCAAGCACAGTCTGACTGGAACAAAAAACGTGATGAAGGTTACAAGAGTCTCAAGGACTTAAACCTTGCCATAGTTGGTCCTACAAAAAATGCTGATGACTTTTCGAAAGAAATGTGGAATAAAATTCTACAAGAGCGTCTTGAAGAGTTTTTACCTCAAGAAAACACTGATGCGTCAGGAAACGCCAAACCAATGTTAGCCACAGACTGGAAAAAAATCAAAGAAATCAAATACCCAGTAATGGTACAACCTAAACTTGATGGTGTAAGATGCTTGATGATTGTAAACGGAGAAGAAAGTATTACCTTTTTATCTCGTAGTGGTAAAGAGTATACAACTTTAGAGCACATAAAAGTATGTGTTTACGACGCTGTACTAGATGAAGATGTGCCCTATCAGTTTATTCTTGACGGTGAAATCTATTCAGATGAGCTTACATTTCAAGAAATCATTGCTGCTGTAAAAAAGCAAAGACCTGAAAGCTTAAAACTTAAGTTCAGAGTCTATGACACTATTACGGACGATCTTCAACATGTTAGGTGGAAAAAAGTAGTAGAGTTTGTGGATTCAATCGCATCCTCTGAAATCTGGCCTGTAGCCACTTGGATAGCAAATAATGAAGATGAAGTTAAAGCTCATCATGATACCTGGGTTCAACAAGGATATGAAGGAGCTATGATTCGTCTTTTACATGGTAAATATGCTGCCGGTGCCAGAAGCAGAGAATTGTTGAAAGTTAAAGAGTTCGATGAAACTGAGTACAAGTTTATGTTCTGGGAATACGGACAAAGAGAAGAAGATTTAATTGCTGTTTGTAGCTCTGCATCTGGAGAATTTAGAGCCAAGATGATAGGTACAAAAACAGAAAAACTTGAACTCGCCAAACATCCTAGTCATACAGGAATGATCACAATCAAACACTTTGGACTTACTGAAGATGGCTTTCCTAGATTTCCAATTGGAAAAGCTTTTAGGGATGAGCTGTAGTCCTACAAACGTGTACCTTATTGAAATTCTAAAACCTATAGCTTATTTGCCGTTAAACAAGTACATACAAGAAGCTTCATTTAATCCACAGACTAACTTGTTCTATATAGACAAAGGTAGTCGAGGTAGAGGCAGTGTACACCTACGGAATGTAAAAGTCTTAGCACAAAAAATTTTATTAACTAAAAAAAATCTAATGAGTTCTTCAACCATTTTTGAAAGTCTTTTAAAAACACCTAATGCTCACATTACAGTGTCTTTAAACAATCAACCTCCAATTGTTATTGGAGTAACAGCGGAAGTCTTAGTTGCAGATGGAGTTGTAAAAGTAACTAATTACAACGTCGATCTGAAATTTGAGAATGAATCAAAGAATACTCCTGGTACATTAGTACAAGGATTTCTGTTATCAGATGTAATCAGAGTTACATGTGCAACAGCTTCTAAGATTCTTCCTGTTTCGTAGTTATCCTTCGACTACATCTGTAGTTTCTTTTGTAAGTCCTGTAATAAGGCCAAAAGATATAGCTACAGTTTTTACAAATCCTCCCGAGAAGTTTTTTTGGGAGGATTTTTTATCTTTAAACTAAAACCCCATGAGAATTAAAACAGCTTCAACATTTACTTTTACAGTTCTTAGAAACATCGTATCTATTATAGATTTAGATGAAGGAATGTCTGTTACTAACGACATTGAGAATGTAGTCAGTGCTATTTGTAAAACTAAAGGAATCAATGCAGACGAGTATAAATGGATCTATAAAGACAGTGATGGTCTTTGGGATGGGTACAATCCTATTACCGGAACTTTCATTTACTTAGGAACTCATTTAGAATCTGATGCTAAAGAAATGATTCTTTATAAACATTAATTTATATGACACTAATTGTCACAACCCTATGAGTAACAAAAGACTGGCAATAGCCATACAAACTAAAATCTGCTTGATCTGTGGCAGACAGCACAAAGACGATTCTGCAATCCTCATGGACACCAGAATCACAACTGAAGAGACAGCTCGAAAACGAGAAGCTGAGATGTCTCAACCCTCTGACTACGGAGATTGCAATGAGTGTAAAGCCAACAAAGAAAAAGGCATTGTACTGATTGGATTCGATGAAACTAAATCAGACTTCACTGTAAAACCTCAAGGAGCTGGATTTTATCGAACAGGACAATATCTTGTTGTTACGGAAGAAAATTACAAACGATTTCCTTTCCCTCAAGAACATATTGATGCAGGATTGAAACATCGCTGTATGTTCATTCCGGAGCAACTTGCTTTACAGATAATCGAAAACTCAAAATGACAACTTACTACGGGGAAGAAATTAAAATAGGAGACTGGATAGTTTGGACTCCTTATAAAGCTTGTTTAGATTATGGCCAAGTTGTAGGATTTACTTCTAAAGGGTATTTAAGAGTTAGAAAGTACAGCATTCTTCAAAATATGTTTTTAGATGAATTCTTTAAACTTTTTAATAAGAATGATGTAACGCCTCCACATATTGTTAAAACTAAAGCTGTAGTCAGAGCTAAGTTGACTTGTATAACATGAAAAACATACACATATTACCAACAAATAAACTGATTCAAAACATCTACATCACTTCTGATGAAAAACCTAAACATTTAGACTATTACATTACTAAAATTAAAGATAGTAATGGAGAAAGATATAGTGTAGGGCAAAGATTAGATACAAATGATTCTGATTATTCAAATTGTAAGAAAATCATTTTAACAACAGACCAAGACTTAATCAAAGATGGTGTACAAGCTATTGATGATGAGTTCTTAGAATGGTTTGTTAAGAACCCAAGTTGTGAGTTTGTTGAAGTTGATTTATGGACTATTGAAAAAAGAAAAGGTGAATATTTTAACCCTCCTTTAAAAGAATATGAAATCATCATCCCACAAGAAGAACCTAAACAAGAAACACTTGAAGAAGCTGCTGAAAATATGTGGCTTGACCCTATAAAAAATTTAACATCAAAAATGTCATTTAAAGCAGGTGCTAAATGGCAACAAGAGCAAGACAAGATAATGTATAGTAAGGAAGATATGAGAAATGCTTTTGATTCTGCAAGAGAGTTTAACTCCTTAGATGGTGTAGTAGATGTGCATATAGTATTACCTATGGGTGGAGATATGTCAGATTTACAACCTTTACACTTTACATTTGATGAATGGTTTAAACAATTCAAAAAGAAATAACGATGAATAAAAGTTTTGAAAATGCAATGGAAGCAATTGGTCAAGCAGTATTTGAAATGTTTGATAAAAACACTCCACAACCAGTTTCTAATTTACTATCAATTGTAAACGAAGGATACGTATTAGTACAATGGCCTGAATCACAAGAGTATATGGAAGAAGAATGGTTTGATGAAGAAGCAATATTTTGTGGAGGAAGTGAAGATAAAACAGGTGGTAGTGCTTACTTTATACCTATAAAATATGTAGTATGACAATAGTAATTTTTCAACATGAAGTAAATTTAAACAATGTTTATTGTTGGAACGGTGTTTGGCCCATAGCTGTTACCTCCGGTACAGAACCTTGGAATGGCATTAAGTTGGTACCTCAAGCTAATGGAAGTCTTGGACCAGAGTCTCTTACTCAAAAAGAACAAGAATTGTTTGAATCTTTAGCATTAAGTTCAAAACGAACTTTTACTTTAAAAGGAAGAGGAAAATTCAACATTATTAAAAGAATAGGATTTAAACAATGATCATAGCAATTAACGGAAGAATAGGGTCTGGAAAAGACGCTGTAGGCAGTATTATCAAGTACTTAACCTACGATGGTTGGAAAATTAAGAAGTTTGCCGGCAAGTTAAAACAAATAGCTTCTTTACTTACCGGAATACCTGAAGAAAAGTTTGAAGACCAGGAATTTAAACAGTCTAATATGCCTGAAGAGTGGAATTATTGTAAGCAGATGTTTGAATGTGATGAGAATAATCAAGATGGATTTTCTATGATGCCAATGACTTACAGAGAATTCCTACAGAAACTAGGTACAGATGCAATTCGAAATGGTTTACATTCTGAAACATGGGTAAATGCTCTGTTTGCAGACTACTATAAAAGTAGAATCAAGTATTATGTAGAAGATGTTTCCGAATATAAAATGGAACTTCCTAACTGGATTATTACAGATTTAAGATTTTCTAATGAGTTTGAAGCTGTAAAGAAACATGGAGGTATTTGTATTCGAGTAGAAAGACGAGACTTTAATGAAGTGCCAAATTGGAATCATCCTTCAGAAACTGCCTTAGATAGTTATAACTTTGATTATGTACTTGATAACTTTGGCACAATTGAAGATCTTGTAGTAGAGGTTGAGAAAATGCTCAAACACTTTAAACTTATACTATGAATTTAGAAGCATTAGAAATAGTAAAACAACAAACAACATGCAAAGTATTGTAATAAAAAACGGCACTTTGAAACTTTTATTAGTTTCAGAAGATGCCATAGAAGATGAGATTCTTAAAAAGTTAGATGGGGCTACTATTAACATTGCTACCGATGTAAAGTTAATAGATAAAAATATTTCAGCTTGCTTGATTATAGAAGCCAGTAATCCTAAAAAAGTTTCTACCAATACAGAAGATTTTAGGGTTTCAGATTTTAAACATGAAGCTAGGGAAGGATTATAATTTGTACATGAGTGATAACGGCCCTGTGATTTTTTCCAGCAGTCCTTATTCTCTCAAAGTTAAACTTCAATTACCGGATGTATCTATGACTCTACCTTTTGGAACTACAAGGGGGGAAGCCATTGCATTTATGGATAGTTTTAAAGCTGAAGTTTCTACTATAATTTCAAATCAACCTTTTGTACATTGTACCACTCCTTTACAAGATTCAGATGGAAATGTTATAGACGAATTTGGAATGTTTGTTTATGCATATTCTTTCTACGATGTTTGTAGTACTTTAAAAGATTTAAGATATGAACCTGATATACCTTGAAAATAATCCCATTCAATGGAAACTAATTGAAACTTGGCTAAGTTCCCAGAAAGAAATTCAATTTGATATTGAAACTACTGTAACATCTTATTGGTGTACAAAAAAGCTGGTTACTTTACAGTTCGGAGATTTGAGTGGAGAAAATAAAGCTTTATTGTATTATCCTGCTTTAAAAGAAGAACAGATAAACTTTTTAAAAGAGTATTTAGGTTCTTGGGAAGTTTTAAAACTCATTCATGCAGCTGCTTTTGAATATGTTGTTTGCAGATTTCACAATCTTGAAGTGAACAATGTTTATTGTACAATGGTAGCGGAACAGGTTTTAACCGGTGGTGTAGAAACAGATGGGTTTGCTTTAGGAGATTTAACATGGAAATACTGTGATATCACTTTGGATAAAACTCTTCAAACTTCTTTTAATTTAGAAAATCTTTTAACTCCGGAACAAATTGAGTACGCTTTTAACGATGTTACCTGGTTAGGGAAAATAAAGGATTTTCAAGATACTGAAAGTATTAAAACTGGTAGTACTCAAGTTATGTGGCTTGAAATGAGAGCTTTATTAGCTTTTTCAGAGTGCACTTATCATGGAATCTCTTTGAATAAAGAAGAATGGTTGGATAATTTAAAGTACGTAGAACCTATTATAAAACACTCTGAGCAGCAATTGGTAGAACATATTGAGGCAGATACAGTTTTACTTTCTAGGGCTATTCAGCTAGGATTTTACAGTGTCGAAGATAGAGTTACATTGAATTTGAATTCTGGAAAACAAAAGTTACAGATGCTTCAGTTACTTCTTTCCACTTGTGAAGGGAGTTCTAAAGTATACTTGAAACATTTTATTCAAAATAACTTTCAAACTTTAAATACTACGGAGCTTACTATTCTAATGGATGTAAGTTCTGGAGATTATGAATCTTTTACCAAGTATCTTGTACAAAATCACAGAGATTCTTTAATAGTAAATAACTTTCTAATTCCAGCAAGAACTTTATCCATTAATTGGAGTTCTCCAACACAAACTTTAGAACTATTTAAAGCAATTGAACCTAAACTTAAATCTACTAAGAGAGAATTGATTGAAGAATTGGCTCATCCTATTTTCGATGCTTATTTAGATTTTAAAGATTCTACTAAACTTGAAAGTACCTACGGAGAAGCTTTTATAGCTAAACACGTAGAACCAGATGGAAAAGTTAGAACTACTTATAACTCAATTGTATCTACAGGAAGAGCTTCTTCTAAAAGTCCTAACATGCAGCAAATTCCCGCCAAACCAGGGTCACCTGAAGTAGAGGCACAATGGGAACAAGATCATCCTACTAAACCTAAAGGAAGTTTTTATTTAAGGTATCGGAATGCTTTTAAACCTTCTTCAGGATTTGAAATTGTAGATAGTGATTATACTGGACAAGAATTAGCTTTAATTGCTTTTGCTTCTGGAGAACCTACTTGGGTTAATGCCATTGAATCTGGACATGATTTACACAGTGTAACTGCTGCTTTAGTGTACAAACAAAAATGGACTAAAGCTGCTGACCCAGATTGCAAGTACATAACACACAAACAAAAGTGTAAGTGTTTTGGGCATAAGCAAATGAGGAATTCCATTAAGTCTATCAACTTTGGTTTGGCTTATGGAATGAGTAAGTTTAAATTATCTCGAAACAATAAATGTAGTGTAAAAGAAGCAGAAGCTTTGATTTACGAGTACTTTAATACTTTCCCAGGATTAAAAGCAGTTTTAAACTCCTTTGGTCGTTTTGGAGTTACTCATGGGTATACTCAAACTCTTGGACCGTTTTTACGTAAAAGATGGTTTTGGGAATGGAAGAATTTTACTCAAAGTGACATAGACTTACATGCATCTGGGATTGAATACAATGGGAGACTTGGAAGAATTGAAAGACAATCTAAGAACCATCCTATTCAAGGTTCCGGTGCAGATATCATGAAACTAGCCATGTGGGTAGTTTATAAATGGATTAGGGATAATAATCTTCAAGATTTTATTCGAATTCTTTTAAATGTACATGATCAGCTTACCACAGAAAAAGATTGTACACTAGAATTAGATTGGAATGCTCAGCTTGATGCTTTGATGTGCAAAGCTGCTGCTATAGTTATTCCAACCGGTATTCTTAAAGCAGAAACTAATACTTCTGCAATGTGGACAAAATAGAAACAACGTATCCTAAGTTCTTAAACAATTTAAAACCTTCAAACAATAATAATCATGACTTTACAGCAACAACAAAAAGCTCAAATAAGCAATACTATTTTAGTATCCAATATCTTACTTAAACTTCTATCAGAAGTCTCTGATTCTTCAGCTGTACAATTAAAAGAACATCTTTTAGAGTACCAACGAAGTATCATTACAACTTTACCTCCTCCTACTCAACAATGGGTTAATAAACAATTAAACCATTTCACTTCTTCTGAGCTATTTAAAAATCTAATGCTTCTTGCTGTAAAGCTTAACGATAAAGGTCAACAAGAAATTTCCAGAGTTGCATTTAATGTTTTGCAGGAAATAGTAAATTATAAAACAATCTCTAAAAAGTTACGTGTAGGAAAATACACTGCCTTGTTAGAGCTTGCTTTAGAAGAACTTAAAGCCGATTACAGAGATTTACCTGGAAAATTTTCCTATGTTGAAGAAACTCACACTATTACTATTATTCTTTCACCCTTAAATTTACCGAATGACTCCAGCAATAATACAACCTTCGCAAGCGTTGAGTCTGTTGACAGAACATCAGCTTGAAGCTGCTTATCCAATATTGAACTATTTAACTGCTCCCTCTGATTTACATTACATTCGTTTTAAAGGATTCGCTGGTACTGGAAAAACTTTTACTTTGGCTTCTATTATACGAGCTTATAAAGAACAATTTCCTACTGCTGTGGTAGCTATGACTGCTCCAACTCATAAAGCTGTCAAACAGTTGAAGAAAAATGCTTCAGGAAGTAAAAATGCTTTATTTGGAACTATTCACTCTCTGTTGGGGTTGAAAGAAAGAATAGATAGTAAAACTGGTAACAGAACTTTTGAAAATGACAATTATTTATCTAAACAAAGTAAAATAGATGAAGCATCTGTTTTAATTGTGGATGAAGCTTCTATGCTACCTAAAGACCTTTTTCAAAAGATTATGAACTATCAAGCTTCTAAAAAAGATATAAACCTACTAAAAATTATTTTTACCGGAGACCCTAAACAACTTCCTCCTGTTAATGAAACTTTTAGTAGCGCTTTTATTTCTCATCCGTTGTACAATTCAGAAGAATACATTCTATCTCAACCTATGCGTCAAACTGCAAATAGCAATATTCTTAGTTTTGCTACTGCAATTAGAGATACTCAAGGAGATGTTTCTTATAAACATTTTCTTGGAGATGATTTACTTCAAATGGATACAGAGCATTTTCAATCTGAAATACTTCCTATGTTTGGAGAACCTTTTGATTTAGATTCAGATCACATCAAAGTTTTAGCTTACACCAATGAAGCTGTTAGACAAATGAATCAACTTATTCGTCAATACCGGCTTCAAGAAGCTTGCCCTCCTAAAATTGTTGCTGGCGATTTCTTTGTTGCTGATGATCCTATTTTTGATATGAAACATCCTTTAAAACCAATTATTATTAGTAATTCGGAAGAACTTTTAATTGAAGAATGTACAAAAGTAGAAGTTCCAATAAGATGGAATGTTTCTAAATCCTTGCAAGAAATTAGAACAGAACTTAGAGTTAAAGCAGTTGGAGAAGATGAAATAGCTAAAGAACTTTGGGTAGATAATGCAATTAAAAAAGGTTTTGCAGTTACTTCTTCTGTTATGAGTTATACTTTCTTTATGTACAAATGTAATGTTATAGTATACAGATTGAATGATAATATGGAAGAAGTTCCTTATCGTTATACTGTCTATGTGATTCATGAAGATTCTGAAGCTTATTTTAAACAGGTAATTGCAGCATTAGAACAAATTGCTCACAAAGCTTACGACAGAACAGCTGCCTGGAGAGAGTTTTACAACTTTCAAAAACTATCTGCTTCTATTAGTCCTAATTATGCTTTAACTATTCATAAAAGTCAAGGATCTACTTATAAAAACTGTGTCCTTTTAATGGATACTGTAGACTCTTTAAAAAGAGTTGTAAATGGAGTGGATACCAAACTTTTTGAACGCACTTGTTTAAGATATGTAGGAGTTTCAAGAGCAAAAGAAAAACTATTTATACTATGATAATCACAGATTTTGATTTAATTAATACATTTTCTTTCTCGAAAGATTTAGAAAATGCCATTGCTACAGGGCCAGAAGCTATTAAAAGTTTTCTGGCTCGTAGCATTGCTACAGCTTATTATGCTGGTTTGTACAAGTTTAATGGTATAACTCATGAACTTGAAGATACTGCAGGAATTGGTGTTTGGTCTGATGGAGCTATTGAGAGTTTACCAGAAGAACAATTTCTTATTACATCATACTTAAAATCCTTGAACCTATGTTAACAGCAGAACAAGCTCTTGAAAACAAAATTAGAGTGCAACATGAAGCTTTAAACGCTGTTTTAGATAACATGGGAGTTGGTTGTTTTGAAGGTGCTACAGGTACCGGTAAAACTAAAGTTGCTTTAGATTTTATAGAAACTGTGAAAAGAAGCATTTTAAGTACAGAGCAAAGGGAAGTTGTTGGCTTGTTAGTTGTTCCTACTGAACAGCTCCGAGATTCTGATTGGCCTGAAGAAGCTGCTAAGTGGGGTGTAAGTTTAGAAGGAGTAAAATGTATCTGTTATAATAGCCTGGTTAAAGAGCAATTGTACAAATACGACTTTATTATTTATGATGAATGTCATAGAATAACTATTCCAAATTTACGTTTACTGGAAGGAGTTTTAACTGCTGTCAAAAGACCTTATATTTTAGGACTTACTGCTACTAAGCCTGAAGTTGAATATCCGGATGATACTGAGAGAGTATTTTTACTTAATACACTTTTACCAACAGTATACCGAATAACAATAGATGAAGCGGTAGATTTAGGGTTAGTAGCAGATTTTGAAATCTCAGTTTTATACCATGCTTTAGATTCTTTAAATAAGAATATCAAGGCTGGAACAGTTAAAGATCCTTTTTATCAAACAGAAGCAGCTGCTTATAGTTTTAAAACTAAATCTATTCAAAAAGCCACTATGCTTGCACAAAAAGATCCTAAGATGGAAAAGTTGAAAATGATTCATATTTCAAAAAGAGCACAATTTCTTTACAATCTTCCTTCTAAGTTTCGACTAGCCAAAGAATGTTTTGATAAATTACAGGGACAAGGTAGACTTCTTGTTTTTTGTGGCTCTATTAACTTTGCAAACAATTTATCTTCTAATGTGTATCATTCTGAATCCTCTTCAGAATTTTTGGATAAATTTCAAGCCAAAGAAATAGATCATTTAGTTACTGTAAAAGCTTTGAATGAAGGTAAAAATTTAACTGCTCCAGATATTGGTCTTATTACTCAAATAAGTTCTATTCCTAGAGATATTGTTCAACGTATTGGAAGACTAATCAGAATTAGGTACAATCAAATGGATTTTAAAGCTAGAATCGTTATCATTGTAACAAAAGATACAGCAGATGAAAAATGGTTTAATCAAGCTATAAAACATTTTGATACTAAAAGAATTAAACTGTTTACTGTAAATACTCCACCTTTAAAATAATCTTATGACACTAAAAGAAGCAATGGACTTTCTTGTTTTAAACGAGTATGTAGTATTTCACAAAAAGAAACCTGTATTTACTCAAAAGTACCACGATGAAGCTGTTACAGGTTTGCAGGCAGCTATTAAATCTGCTACTGCTTTACCTAGTACTATTACTCTTGCTCCAGATGCCTACAAAATTCTTTTGCTGGAATGTAAAATTCCTGAAAGAGGGTATGATGCTTCTGGGAGACCTTATGCTTTAAACAAGTACTCCAAAGATGCTGAGGCTGCGTTTATTAAAGCTGTAGAATCTGGATATGACCCTAGAATTATTGCACTTTCTTTAAAGATGTACTATAGTTCTTCGGTAGCTTACAAAAAGACTGTGACTAATTATATGGTCTCCGGGGAGTGGCAGTCAGACTATGATACTATTGTTAGAAAAAGTAAAGATGGTACTTTAACAGAACACTTAAAAAAAGAATTATCCGATGAAAATCCAGCACAATTTACCAGAGGTTAATATAGATACCTCAGCTCCTGTAGACAGTAAGTTTGAGAAAGTTTTACAGGATGGTTTAACTGGCCTGAATCAAGGATTTGATGTAGGAGGTTCTATAAGTAGAATGATTGATGGAATTCAAAAGTCTTCTTACTATTTGATAGGTGCACATCCAAACATTGGAAAAACTCAGTTTGCAGATTTCTTTTTTGTACTAAAAGCTTGGTTAAAAGCTAAGTCAGTGGGTAAGCCTTTAAAGATTTTTTACTGGTCTTTGGAGATTTCATCCTCTATGAAAAAAGCTAAGTGGGCTTCTTTTTATCTTCAGATGAAGTATGGACTTCATTGGAAAGCAAAGTTTATCTTGGGAAGAATTCCGGATAAACTTCCTACTAAAGAAGAATTTGAAAAAATTCAGGAAGCTTTACAATTTGTAAGTTATTTGCTTCAAGATGTTATTATCATTGATCAGTCTATGCCTGGTCATAGGTTGTACAAGTTTATAGCTGATAATTACTATGCTAAATTAGGGACTATCAAAAGAGATAATCAAACTGAACAGCAAAAGAAGTTTAATATCCCTGGGCATGTTATCAGTTTTATACCTAATCAGGATATTCCTTTAACACTTTTAGTAGCAGATCATATAGGATTAATTCCTGGCTCAACAACTAAGAATGCATTAGATGCAATGTCTAAAGATTCTGTAGATGCTAGAAATATGTTTGGAATTAGTCCTGTACTTATACAACAGTTTAATCAAGATTTGATGTCTTCCAGAAGAGAATCTTTAACTAGGGGAGTCAAAGATGATCCAAGAAGAATTCCTCAACTACTTGCTCCACAGCAATTAGACTTTGGAGATAGTACCTATACATTCAGAGATGCGGATTTAGTACTTGCTCTAGTACAACCAAGTAAATTTCAGTTACAAACCTTTGATGATGTTCCTATTGGCCCTGTAGAATTGGGAGGTATTGGACCTCATTTTAGAGCTGTATATCTTCTAAAAAATCGAGATGGTTTTACAGACAGATATCAGCACCAGTTTATGGATGGTTTAACTGGAATGTTTTATGATCTCCCGGAAACTTTGGACCCGGATTATAGTCCATGGATTCACTTCGCTAAAACTTTAAAATCTTATGGCTAATGTAGTTTTAATAACAGGCAATACCGGTACAGGTAAATCAAGATCTCTGCGGGACCTTAACCCCAAAGAGACATACTTGATAAATTGTGCCAACAAACCTCTCCCTTTTGTTGGTTCCGGTAATTTGTATCAAGCGGGAGTTAATATGGTAGTTTCGAATGAATCTGGATTTATTGTTAGTGCAATGAGACAGGTTTCAGAGAAAGCTACTCATATTAAAAATCTTATTATTGATGATTCTGGTTTTATTATGACCGAATTATTCTTTAAAAAGTCTTCTGATAAAGGCTATGAAAAGTTCACAGAAATTGCCAAAGCATTTCAAAGTATTCTTTCTACAGCTAAATCCCTTAGGGATGATCTCAACATTGCAATCATAATGCATGAGGATGATTTAGTTTCTAACGGAATTATTGTCGGAAAAAAAGCCAAAACTGTAGGTAAATTAGTAGATGACCAATATAATCCACTATCAGTGGTTACTGTTGCTTTGTTTACAGACGTTTCTTACGACAAAGAAGGCAATCCTGTTTATAGTTTTATTACAAACAGATGTCTTAGACAAGGAGTTGAAATTCCAGCAAAATCTCCAGAAGGGATGTTTGCTGAGCGTCTTATTCCTAACGATTTAAACTTAGTATTCAAAACTGCTCGTGAGTACTATAGTAATTAGAGCATTTAAACAATAAAAATATGTTTGCATTAGATTTTTTGGATAATTTATCCATTCAAGAGATTAGCTCAACTTCTCCTCGTTTAGCTAAAAAGGATTCAAATCCTCCTGCTACATTTATGGGCATTCGTGTACATAAGGATGGCAGTATCTTTCCATCAGAAGCTTTGGTACAAAAGTTTAATCTGGAGTACCCGAAAGCTACTATTATAAATAAACAACTTTTTGACGTTGAAAGTGGTGCCCCTTTAAAAGATGCTGAAGGAAATCCTGTCACTAAAAGAACTGTTGAAACTCCGGAGGGTCATTTTGGATTTGATGTGTTTTCTTTACACAATTGGAGCCAGGTTGAAAACAGACTGCAAATGTCTAATGTACTTTTGGTTGCAGTAACTCCTAAAAAAGCGGATAAAGTTGATTTGTTTTCCAATACCAAGTACAATGACGATGGTACACCTAAGTCAAGTGTTTTGGATCAAGGTGCCGGTACTTTTGGGAAAGACAGCTTGTTGCCTATGTTGAAGGAGGTTTATGGTTGCAATGTGGAAGATATGGATTATTTGGACCTGGAAATCAACGTAGCAAAAAACATTCGTAATGTGGCTCCTAATGGAATTTTCAATCTACCTAAATTGATTACCAGGGGAGAAAAGAAAGGAAAAGCGGATTTTGTACGCAGAGAAAATGTGGATATTTTTCCTCTTACAGTTGTAACAGATTCTGTTGCAGCAGTTCTGGAAGAGTCAAATGCAGAAATTGCAGTTCCTGCAGCACCTTCAATGGCTGGAATACCTTCCGCTTAAACAAAGTTTGATTTCTTAACTTCTTTGAAAGAAGTTATTTTTACATCCTTATAAATTTTACCATGATAGGAATAGGCATTAATGAAAATGTGATTTTAGCCGGAGTCACAATAACTGAAAAAGACGGCAAAATGTCCACAGATTTTAAACTTTCTTCTGATGTAGTAGACTCATCCGAAGGAGTTGAATATGATTTGGAGGATAAGTATGATGAGCAAGGAAATGTAATTACTTCCGGAGGTAAAGGTACTGTCGTTAAAGTATGGCCTGTATCTATTCCAAAAGAAGAATCTAACGGTAAATCTTATTCTATTGCAGAAAGAGTTAATACCGTTTTAGAAGCCTTAAAAGAACAACAAAATTTCTTTACTGCTTGGGCACGTTGTTATTTAACAACAGACAAAGTAGTTGGAGCTTTTCAACGTTTTCAAGGATTAACACTTACTAAGGATAACATCTCCTCTGTATTGGATGAACAAGTTACTGCTGCGGTACTTAAAAATCTTACAAATCAGTTTGTAACCCTGGTAGGACCTTATTTAAACAAACCGGAGTTTAAAGTACGACTTTTACTCAAAAGACAATCAGAAGCTAAAGCTTTTCCGTCTTTTAGAGACAAGTTTATTACTGCATTTCCTTTTGTAGAACCTATGGCAGGAATTCCTAAAGCAGTTTCAAAAATAGCTTTTACAAAATATGAGCTTGATAAAAAGTTGGATAGTTCTGCACCTGCAGCTACAACAAGTAGCAGTGAGCCAACAGCGGATGTTCCAGCTGAATCTTTGTTTAAAATTCCAGAGCAAGCTGTGGACTTGAACCAGGCTTTAGGATAAGTATGCTTTCATTTTCTGATATTTCAGAGTTAACAATTTTAGAGCGAGTCGACGAGTACTCGCTCTATTGTTTTTATCTAGGCTATGAGCCTGTTATAGGAGCCAAAACTAATTCCACTCTTCGTACAGTAGATGATAAAGCTTCTTTTGGAGTTTTTGAAAGAAAGAAAGGAAATCCTGAAGATCCTCATGAGTTTTTATGGAAGGATGCCGGTTTACCAGCTCCCAACTTTGGGGATATTTTTGATTTAGTAAGAATTTTGTATTCTTTAACTCGCTGGGAAGCTTTGATTAAAGTAGCAGAAGATTTTGGTTTAATAGAAGGGAGTACAAAAGCGAGTAAAACACTCATAATAGTACCAGTACGAAAACCTCCTTGTCAAATTTCTTTTAAAGCAAGACCTTTTACTCAAGCAGATTTAGAATACTGGTCAAGCTATTTTATTACTCTTGAAACTTTAGAACATTTTAAAGTACAAGCAGTTTCTTTTTATAAACTATACCCTGATACTCAAGAAACATTTCATGCCAGAGGAAAAATGTATGCTTACAAAATTCAAGGAAGATATCAGTTATATCAACCTAATCCTAAAAAATTTTTTATGGATTGGACTGATAGCTGTGTTCCAGGATTTGAGCAATTGAGAGGTAAAGAAGTTTGTATCATTACTAAGTCTTATAAAGATGTTATGCTTTTATGGCAACTTGGGTTTGATGTTGTAGCTTCTAAAGCTGAAAACAACTACCCAAATCCACTTTTTTTAGACTGGTTAAAGTGGAAGTACAAAGGAAAAGTTTTCACATTGTTTGACAATGATCTTAAAACTTCAGAACATTTATATCCTTTTGCTGCTACCCATATTCCTACAGATAGTGGAGAAAAAGATCCTACAGACTTTGCAAAAAAATATGGTGTTGAAACTCTTTTAAAACTTCTAAAACGAATGCAAGAAGATTTTTTATTGTTGGAAAGTCAGTTAATGAGTAAATTTCAGAGAGTAAGTATTTCCTTTTTAAACTCTGGTAAGTTAGAAACCATTTGGTTAGAACGACTTTGCATCGAATACAGTATGACTGTAGAGCCTCAAATAATTTTATTCACCCATTCTAAGAGATACGAACTTCCCTTAGATATTTTCTTAAAAACTGTAAATGTCATTACTTAATAGTTCCCAAAACGATATCAACACCGGATGGGTAAAACAAATTGATCGTGCATCTTTTGATATGATGTTAGGAGTTTTGCAGGGGTATCAATACCAATTTCCTATCCAAAGTACTGTCAGAGAGTTAACATCTAATTGCTTAGATGCAAATTCTGAGAAGTCCATGGCTTTGGATATTTTAGTAAAAGGTTGTCCAGTTAACAAGTACTACA